TTGCCGTGGTCGCCGTGGTTGTGCTCGGCTGGAATGTGCCACTGGCAAGCATGGCAACACTGACCATTTTTGTACTGAGCTTTACGGCAGCCTGGATTATCGGTTATGCCTACACGCTCCAGATCTCACCCGAAGGCGTGAGTCTGTACGAGGCAAAAGAGAAGTGGGGCGTTATCCGACGCGAGCAGGATTATCGTTGGAATCATTACCAGAGCCAGATCGAGGTGAACGAATGACCGAATTGACGCAACTACTCGAACGTGCGCAGGCTGTGACGACCATCGCAGCGACGGCCAGTATCAAACAGCGCATCGCTGACACTGCCACCGAAATCAGTTTGGCCGGCCACAGCCAAGCCCAGCTAGACATCGCTATCACTGCCATTGCGCACTTGCTCGCAAAGCTCTATGTCACCGAGGCTGATGGCAGCATGGCGAACGTGGACAGCCGAACGGGGCGCATCCTCATGCGGCCATTGCCCTGGGGTGAGTCGGGCGCCGCACGTTGGGGCTTGCGGCGCTGGGAGGGGCAATGCCTTCGCCGTCTGATGCTCGACAGGGTAGGGCAGCGCCGGCGCTTGCCGTGTCTATTCGACTACAACAGCGAAGCGCGCCAGTGGCACATCAACACACACGACTACCCGACCGGCGCTGACGCAATGGAGTGGCTCAAGCGTGACGGTCCAAAACTTAGCGAGTGGCGCACGATTGTGAACGACTATCGCAGCGCTGCTCACGCACGCATGTTGCGCCTGAGAAAATGAAAAATACACTGGTTCGGTTTACTTCGGTTTACTGTTCGGTTTACCGTTTAGGTACTGTTCGTTTATGTTTCGTGTAGTATGCGGTTTAGTCTTCGGTTTACATTTCAAGTAGGGGAGTAGGTACTCATGATCATCGTCACCATCATCATCGGCATTATCGCATTGTTAGCGGCCAGAGCAGCGGGCATCACCGGCACTTGGCTTGGCACGGGCGCCGTCACTGCACTGGTGCTGTACTTAGCCATCAGCGCACTACCGCAGGCGCACTGGCTGTTCGATAACCTGTGGCTGTGTGCGGCGCTGTGGGCCATTGCAACCACGTTCTACCACCGTCTGTTGACCGATGCGCGCCGACAAACGCCGATGATCGTCGGTCAACGAACCGGCATTGTGTGGCAGTTTGGCCGGTATCAGGTGGGCTTTGCGGTGGGGGTGACGGCATGACGCAACTACTGTCAATCGTTGAACTGGTGGCGATAGGATTCGCAATCGGCTATGGCACGAAAAAGGCACTACAGGCGCTCGACTGGTTCCTGGCGCAGCGACGGCCATAGGGCGCTGGCCATCGTACTGTTCGCCGTGTGGCTGTACGTGGCGCTGCAAGGTGAGTACCGGCTGGCCATAGTGCTGGCAGCAGTGATAATGATTATTGAGACGATATAGGGAGGTGATAGAGATGAACAATACAAAATACTGGTCAGAGATGTGGCGGTTGGTGGCTGTGGCGTTCCCCAAGTGGGTGATTCGTCGCATGACAGAACGCAGCGAGGGCAAGGGCTTCGCTGTCAAGGCAATTCCCTTTGTGATTATGTTCCTGAGCGTGGCCAGCATTGCGAATTTATCCAGTCGAGCATGGGAGCATCACGCGAACTTTTCCAGCTACATGACCGGCGCCGGTATTGCCGTGCTTGTGCCGATTGCCGTGATTGCGGCTATGATCGTTGAAGGCCGTTGGTCCTGGGGCTTCTGGGCGATGGCGGTTGTGTTTGCCGGTATTAGTGGCACGATTCAGTATAATATCTACCTATTGCCTGATAGCGGATTCATGGGCATTGCGGAGGCTGTCGCTTTTGGCTATGGCGTGCCACTGTCCGAGGTCATGCTGGCCATCATGGAAGCGCGCCTCATTATTCAGTTTGAACGCAAGCAGGTACAGGAGGAAGCGGCTAAACTTGCAGAAGCGAAGGCGGCCAAACTCGCAGAAGAGCGAAAAGCAGAAGTCGAGCATCAGCGCATTATGGCAGAACAACGAATCGAAGACGACCGCCAACAACAGGCGGCTATCGATGCTGAAAACCGAGAATTTGAACGCCAACGCAAGGCAGCAGAGTTAGAAGCGTACCGCATCGAATTGCAGCAAAAAGCGGAACTTGAGCGCCAACGAGTCATGACGGATCTGCGGATTAAAGAGCAAAAAGCGGCTGTAAAAAACAGTGTAAAATTTACAGTTAATCCTACACCCGCTACCACTGAAGAAAGTGTAAAATTTTACAGTGCGGAAAATGAAAATTTTACACCAAACAAGACTGAAAGCCGTCGTCAAACACTATTGAGACTACTGGAAGAAATCGACGGGCAGAGTATAGAAGCGTTGAATAAATCTGCACTTGCCAAGCGGCTTGATGTGTCACGACCTACGCTAAATACTGATCTCGCAGCGTTGGAAAGTGTCGGCAAATTGACGCTCAACGGCCATGTGAAAATCAACAACGGAGCCTAACCTATGACCGACAATGATCGTCTCATCTTCAAAGATCGTGTGCAGTCGCAAGCGCTTTCAGTCTTACAAAACGCTACAGTGCAGGCTACCATCACCGATGATGGCGTGGCGTTGCGGATTGAGTTTGTTGGCCTAGGTAGCGCTGTCCTGTGTGTGCCGAGAGACGTAGCGCGCAGGAATGATGCATTGCTATGTATGTGGCTATCAATCGAGATAGGATACTTGCTGCGGGATTTGTGCAGAGAGAAGTATTGCCAAAAATAAAAACCGGCCTGCAACGTTCCCCGAAGCGGTTTTCACCGCACGTTGCAAGCCGGTACATGGTAGTGTAGCACGAAATCGCGAGAAAGGAAAACCATGACAGAAACCATTATTATCAAACTCGATGCCTCCACCCCGTTGCCGTGCGTCATCTACAACGCTGAGCGCAACGAGCCATGTGGTAATCCGGCTACCGTGGCCTACGCATACGAGAGGCGAGATCCGGCGCCGCCGCTCCTGGTGGTATGGGTGGTGCAGCCGATATGCGCTGACTGCGTGGCGAAGGCGGCGAAGGTGTACAGGTGAGGATAACAAAAACCCCAGGTCATCGCCTGGGGTTTTTGTTAGTATACCTCTCCATTCTCTGCGTCCACTTCATGCGTCCGCAATGCCTCATGCAGCAACATATTGACCGAGGCGTTGAACGACTGGCCACGCGCCTTGGCATGGCCTTTGATAAGCGGCACAAGGTCGGGCGCTATCTTGGTGGACTTATGGACAAGCGCTGGCCGCTTCCCCGGTCCACGTTGGCCACGGCGCCGCTTCGGGCCGAGATTCTCGCCCGGTTCGGGTGGCGCTTGCCCCATCTGCGCAAAGGCTTCGTCGTACTCTGCGATGTCTGTCATGCTGTCCTGTTGGCGGTCTGACCTCCTGCCGCCAGGGATACTATTGTTAAACTCTCCACTGGATGTAGACTACTGGTCTACCGTCTCTGGTCGCTGTCCCCTCCCGGTTGAGGGGAATGTGAGCGCCGTGATCAATGGTGCCAGGAGCGTACACGTCACCCCTCAGTCCATCTCGATACATGATTGTGTCTCGAATCTGGATTGGATTGTCGAGGTTGAGTTTGCACGGCAATTCGGTTTCGGTTGTCATGTTATCCTGTCTTTCTCCGCACTGTGGCGGCTTCAGTTTGCTAACAACACACCCCGACGCACCACCGGAGTGATGCGCCAGAGCTTGTGGTTAGGCGTCGAACTTGCGCCCCGCCGAGCGCTCCCACATTGCTACCAGATTTGCCGGACTGCCGTTGGCGATAATCTCACGCCGCAAACTCGTGAGCGCATCACCATTTAGGTTGCAGGCTTCAGGCTGATCCTGCTCCTGCAAAAAAGCCATCTCTAAATCAGCCGGTTGACAGGTGTGACGTGTGCGACTGGCGTTATACTCCTCGCCACACACGTCGCAGTAGCGCATATTCATTCAATCCTCCTTAAATTTCCAACGAATGCTTGACAAACAACTTATCAACCGCATCCATCGCATCAATCACCGCCTGGTACGTGTTGCGGCTGCTGAATTTCTGTGGGTCGACGGCGGACGGCGGGATCATCCGCTCGACAAAACTCATGACAACTTTGCCAAACTTCTCAGCCGGCGCATTGGCCTTAGCTGCATACTCGGCAAGGCACGCATTGATTTCAGCCTGTTGGCGGGCTTCCTTGGCCTTATCAGCGCTGACCATCGACAGTACCTTGGCGTAGTTCGGGCTGTCGGGAGATTCATGAGCAGATGCAATTTCTTCGACGGTGGCAGCCTTGGCGGCTTTCAGGGCATCCGCAAAAGCTTTGCGCCAGTCGGCTGACTTTAGGTTTTGCGCCCCCCAAGCTGCATAGCTTGGATCAGTGATGGCGACATGGTTGACTTCGCTGCCGTTATACTTGCCGAATGTGATTACCTTGCCCATCGCCCGTTCCTTTCATTCTATCCACGCCCACCCGTTGCCGGGGCCGCTGACTCTACAGCAGTGAGGGGTGACTGTCCCCCTCCGCACGACTGGATTATTGATACGCTCGCGCCTCCAACATGTCGTTTTGTTCGGTCAGCTTGCGAAAGCCCATCCCCCGCAGGGCGGATTCCGGCTTTCCGACGATTTCGGGTGTACCGTCGCCGGTGTAACTGTGGTTGCCGTTGGACTGTAACCACTGGGCGGTCACGGTACCGTCTGTGAGTTCGACGTACTGTGTGCCGTTGCCGTAATCGATTGTACGTGACTTGTATACTGTGCTCATTCTTCTCTCTCCTGTCATTTTGTGGGCTACTCCGCTTCGCCATTCTTGATTTAATTGTACCACTAAATAGTCATGGTGTCAATAGGCAAAGTGGCGAGTTTTCGCAGTTCTGAATATTATTCAGTTATCAAGATTAATGAATGAGATTCATTCATTGACAATTTATCTAAACTGTGGTAGCATACGATGTAGTATATGTCCTGACAAATCGCCTTTCTTCTACGCTCCGCTGCAAGTTTTTTGTTAGGCGGAGCGTTTTTGCATGGTGTGGCGGCGAATAATGGCAAAGTGGTTTTCATGCCTAATTGAGAGTATCGGCATTTCCATCGTCGCCTTGGCTGTGATTATGGCGATACTGACATTTGTTTTGGAGAAGTGTGGTTGATATGGTTGAACCAATCGAAGAACCAAAGCCTGACAGTCGTCACTTGGCAAATTTGCTAGGTGTGGCCATACGAGAATTATCTTTTATGCATCGTGAGCGCGGACATACCAGATCTGGCATCACTAAAAATCATGGGCAGCCACGAGATAAGGCACGCTCTAAGATGGAACGCAAGAGCCGTAGAATCAATCGGAGTAAGTGATGAGCCTTGCAGGCTTTGACTTCCAAGCCCTCAATCGGCGCTACTTGGCGCAACCGTCCAACGATGCGGCCAACTATGCCGTGAGCATCGTACCGGCTGGCCCTGGCACGGCGTGGCGCTGTATCGGCATTTATCACCTCCGTCCGCTGGAGAACAACGGTCGCCACAACGTCTTTGTCGAAGTGCTTGACGAGGCTGGCAATCGTACACGACAGCCACAAATCGCATGGACATGGTGGATTGACGCGCCGATTCAGATGCGCAAACTGGACAAACCAAACAACGAACCGGCCGCTGACATCCCGATTGACAAAGGCGCTACCATCACGCTACGGGTTGCCGATGCGTTTCCAAGCGACAGTGTTGGCAACATTCACACTCGTTGGGCGGATGAAGGTGTAAATGCATTGAACAGTGTCGGCCATCACTCATTCTATGTAGTTTTTCAGTTGCGCCGGGGCAACGTCGTCACGCCGCCGATTGAGCCACCGAAGCCGCCAATCATCGACGGATCATCGGTAGATCAACGCATCAGTGCATTGGAGGCAGAAGTGAAGCGGTTGACCGCCAACCAGGATGCGATGTGGAAGGTTATCGATGGCTGGAGCGCTGGCAAGTGAGAATCCTCATCATTGCGCCGTCGTCAAATTTGGCGAGCAACATCGAAATCGACAGCATTGCACCGGCTCACGAGTGCGACATTGTGTCAGACAATGTAACGCAAGTGCGACTCATGAACCGCGTTGCACATCAGAGTTACGACATTCTACATTTTTTGGCGCATGGCGACGATGGCGGTATCCGGCTCAGTGATGGTGTGATGGCGCCAGAGGACATGGCGCGACTAGCCAAGCATACGAAGGCGCGCATGGTGTTTCTCAATGCATGTAGTTCAACGGTGCCGGGGCAATACCTTGTCGATGTGGGCATTCCGTCCGTCATCGTCCACAATCGGGAAGTGCCGGACAATGAAGCTATTCAGGCAGCAGGTTACTTTTACAACGAACTCGCCGTTAACGGCGGGGACATGAAATCAGCATATAGCGTTGCGAATCCGCGCGACGGTACTTTTTCTTGGCTCTCGAATGGAAACTATCGTGATCCGCTGCTGCAAGAAATCACTGCTCTACGCCAAGAAGGTAATCAGCGCAATCGAGCGCTGCAATGGCTATCTGCTGGTGTGATTGCACATATGGCGACAGCAGCGGGACTATGGTTTTATCAAGCGTTCTACTTTTGGCGTTAATTGTTTCGGCAGGCTTTGCGTTTTATTCGGTTGTCAAGGCGCTGCTGATAGTGAGGCGAAAACATGAAAATACCAGGCATCATTTACAGTTTACTTTTGGCCGTCGCTGCGTGGGCAGTGGACTACTTTACATCGGGCGCTGGCGCTGGCTTCCCGTGGGCGCCTGTGTTGGTGGCATCCGTGCCTGTGTTGCTGAAACTACTTGCCCCAGGTGGTGAGCCACAAGCGCAGGCCAGCCAGGATGTTAGTTTTGGTCTGGAGCCGGTAGCACAAAAGCGCAGCTATGTAGATAAAGTGTTGTGGGGTTGAAGTAACAGATGCCCGTTACCGTTGCCGTTACCCGTGTCGCCTGTGGCACATCAGGTGGCACGCAAGACATTACAACAACCGACCTTGGGGGCTTAACCCCTAAGGCGGCTATTTTTATTTTGTCTTCTGCCACCGCAGACGGTAGCGCTGCGAATCATGCGCAGATGAGCATCGGCGCTACCGATGGCACGAGTCAATGGGCAACTACATCCATCATCCGCAACGGGCAGACAACCTCTGATGTTTATAGCCGCAGCAGCAACACGCGCGTTTTTCAAATCCTCAATACGACCACCGGCGCCCTGTCTGGTGACGCAGAATTCTCCTCTTGGCTGACCAACGGCATTCGCATCAACTGGACCGATAGCATCGGTACGGCATTCCTGTTCACGGTCGTTTTCTTTGCCGGTTCGGATTTGTCGGTAAAAGCCGGCACAATAAGCGCTAGCACCACGGATCAGGCCGAGGTGACGACCACTACCACCTTCCAGCCGGACGATGTTATTTTTTCGGCAGTGGGTCATACCGCCTGGAACAACACCTCGGACGCCGGCGCCGCTCCACAGGTTGGGGTAGCGCACAACGGGACCAGCATTGAGCAGGCGGTGGTAGCGCATCAATCGACCGATGGCAGTAGTGGCAGCGTGACAGACGGCGCGCTGTACACCACGCGGATAGGGGCCATCCTTTCCGGTGGTTCGCTCAGTCGCTCCTATGAATTATCGGCCTTCTTGAGCGATGGCTTCAAAGTGAAATCGCATGGGGCCGGCGCTCAGATTTTTGGCTATCTGGCGCTCAATTACGGAGGAAAGGCAAGCAGCTACGTTGGCACTGTGGCCAGTCCCACATCGACCGGCAATGCAGCTAACACCGCTCCGGGCTTCACTCCGAATTTTGTTACACTGCTTTCATCACATCTGTCGGCCACCGGCACTATCCAGAGCACAAGCGCTAACAGTCTGGCGTTGGGCTTCTCCGGCTTTTCGTCTACGGCGGCATTTTCGACGGCAATTGCTGATGAGGATGGCAGCGCAACTACCGATGCACAAAGTCTGTCCGATAACGTTCCACTGATCTTGCCGTTACCGGATGGTACGAACGGCTTAGTGACATCGACATATAGCCTGGACAGCACCGGCTATACGCTCAACTACACGACCGTGCAGGCCAGCGGGCGCTACATGATCGTGTGGGCCATTAGCACGGAAGCTACAACCGGCGCATCAGCGGTCACGCTTGGCGCATTGACGGTTTCAGCAGCCGGTACAGTGCAGACGAATGAGGTCGTCGGCTCGCTGTCGAAAACACTGGACGCGCTAACCAGTAGTAGCGCCGGTGTTGTTGCCGTCGCTGGTACGTCCAGTGTCACATTAGGGCCTGTCGTATCTTCTGCGGCTGGAACAGTCGCCATTGCTGGCGCCGCCACGCCCACACTAGGCGCATTGACAACTACGGCAACCGGCGCTGTCGATGTAGTTGGCGCACTGGCAAAGACGTTGGATGCACTGAGCGGCACGGCCACTGGCGTAATTGCCGTTGCTGGCGCAGCCGATGTCACGCTGGGATCATTGGCGCTCGTTGCCGTTGCAATCAATCCTGTGGTTGGCAGCGCCGCTGTCACGTTGGCGGCGCTAACGGTCAGCGCTGCTGGTATAGCGCCGGTTGTAGGTACAGCAGCCATTACGCTGGGCAGCCTTAGCCTAGCAGCCGCGGGTGGCATCACCAACAATGCAGCGGCGGCCATCACGCTGGAAACACTGACCAGCGAGGCGGCTGGCGCTGTGGCAGTCGTTGGCGAGGCGGCGATTACATTAGGCGCGATAACGGCAGCCGGCGAAGGCTATGCATCAGCCGACTTTGTTGGCGAAGCAGCGATTACATTAGGCGCATTGACCAGTAGCGCAGTAGGAGCCGTGGCCGTCGTTGGTCAGGCGACCGTCACACTAGGCGCTCTTGTCAGTACATCAGCCGGTGCGGTCGCTGTTATCGCTAGTGCAAATGTGACGCTGGGTACGCTGGCCATCAACGCAGCCGGTGTTGTTCCTGTTGTTGGCGGATTCGACAAAGCGCTAGATGCACTATCGCTAACGGCCACAGCGCAGAATCCGGTTGCCGGTAGTGCGTCAATTCCGCTGGATGCGCTCTCACTCGTTGCCACAGCAGGCGGAGCGCCAATTGCCGGCGTTGCTACCATCAGTTTAGGGGTTATGACACTCTCGGCAGCCGGTGTGATTACGGCGCTGATTGCGGTATATGGCACGGTACACGGTGTTACAGCCGCTGGCACCGTAGAAGGTATGTTTAGTTCAGGATCAGTAAAGGGGACGTAGTTGCAAAATAACGCAAAATGCGGTATAATTGCGTTATGGATAATAAACAAGCAACTAGCATTCGCTTGACGCCAGAAGCGAAGAGCCTGATCAAGGAACTGGCAAAGAAGCTGGGCATATCCCAGGCCGCTATTATGGAAATTGCGATTCGACGATTGGCCGAAAGCGAAGGCGTTCGACAAGAGGAGGATCGTAAATGAAATTCGAGGACTTAACCGGACAGAAGTTTGGCAGATTGACGGTGATCAGCAGAGATAGTGTTGCCAACAATGGGCAAATTCGGTGGCTTTGTCAGTGCGAGTGCGGTAAGACGAAAGCTATCCTAGGAGCGAGCTTAAAAAGCGGAAACACCAAAGGTTGTGGCTGTCTCAATAGCAGATTTGTTGAGGAGATTCCAGGAACTCGCTATGGTAGGCTTGTTGTCCTCAGGAGAGGCGATAATCTAAGACGTAAGCACGGTAATTCTGCAACACAAGCAACCTGGGTATGTCGATGTGACTGTGGCAACGAGATCGCCGTAACAGGACATTCGTTACGGTCAGGCAATACGGAAAGTTGTGGGTGCCTACATAGGGATAGGACAAGAGAAAAAGTTTCTCTTCCTAAGGGCATAGCTGCTAAGAATAGGGCGATTGCCAATATGATCAGTAATGCAGTAAGACGAAATATTACATGGCAACTATCTGATGAACAAGTATCAGAACTGATGCAGCAAAACTGTCATTACTGTGGGATCGCCCCCATGCACACGTGTACGGCGCGCAATGGGAACTATGTCTACAATGGTCTAGATCGTGTAGATAACGGCAAGGGGTATACCATCGATAATGTTGTTCCTTGCTGTATCGTTTGCAACAATGCAAAACGAACGCTTTCTTTGCCAGAGTTTCTTGAATGGGTAAAACGGGTTTATGTATGTTCAGTTGTCGGGAATAACGACAGATAAAAGGAAGGTGTACTTTGGCAGTCCAGCTCTCAGTAAGTGTAAGAAACGCTCGGCTTGATGCAATCGAGACAGCAATCGGCACGGCGGCTGTGCTAAAAATTCGTACAGGCGCAGCGCCTGCGGATGTGGCAACCGCTGACAGCGGCACGGTGTTGGCAAGTCTAACGCTGCCATCTGACTGGTTAGCAGCAGCCTCTAGTGGCAGCAAGGCCAAAAGCGGAACCTGGCAGGACACCTCCGCTGATGCGACCGGCACAGCGGCGCATTTTCGCATCTATGCCAGCGATGGCACGACGGCCCATCTGCAAGGCACGGTTACAGTGACTGGTGGCGGCGGAGATCTTCAATTAGACAACACCTCCATCGCAAGCGGACAATCTGTCACGATTTCAAGTTTTTCCCTCACAGATGCAAACTCGTAATTTGCAATAGGTAAATTACGAGTTTGGTTAGGTTAAACTTGTTTCCAGTGCTTACCCTGGATAATAAACAGGATAGTACGTTTGGATACGTGATACTTGTTGGCTAATGTGTTGAGGCTGACGACATGCGGAATATATGCGGCTCTGATACTGGCGACTTGTGTTTCCGTGAGCTTTGACATCGGGTGTTTTTCACCTTGCGGATTGTGTGTTCGGCTAACACGGTTTTTCATTACCATATCGGCAGCGTTTTCTGTGGGAGTGCCAAGAAAAAGATGTGCAGGATTGACACAAGAGGGATTGTCGCAATGGTGGCATACGTCCAAGACATTGGGGATAGGCGAATAGTGCATTTCGTAAGACAGTCGATGAGCGCGGACAACATGATTGGAACCATCATTCAGTACGCCATATCCGCCGTTGGTCTTAGCGCCAGTCCAGATCCAACAAGTATTCGTCTTTTGGACAAATTTCCAAAAACGCTCTTCGATGGGAGTAAACTTGTTCTTTCGCTGATGGCCTACGATAAAGCGCACCGGTTGACCTTTTACATGATGCAGCTTCGTATTGTTTCGTTTTGCGATTGGTGCAGGCCGCATACAACCGCATTCGCAGAGTTTTGTAGAGGTAGTTTCTGTGGTATGATCACTCATGTCATTCGTTCCCTTCAACGTTTGACCAGGCCGGGGATTGTCGCAAGCAATCGCCCGGTATTTCCGTTTCACCTTTATATTATACCACAGGTGTATGGAGATGTGAATTCATGGCACTAGCGCAAGCAATCCAAGATTCATTGCGACCATCGCAGATTATCACATGGACCCGTGGCGACAATACGCCTGAAAACCTGACCGGCGCAACGTTGACCGGGAAGATACGTGACAACGTTACCGGCACGGTGCGTGACATTGCCGGTACGCTAACCGTGACAGACGGGGCAAATGGCGTGTTCACATGGGCTTACCATGCCGATGATGTAGCCGACGCCGGCCGGTTCATGGTGCAATTCAAGGCGACGTTCGGGGATAACCCATCCCCGGCGCGCACGATTGCGAGTGAGTGGTTTGTGTATGAGGCGTTCTGATGGCAAAGGCAGAGAGTCAGAAACCGGCTGATAACTGGAAAGAGATTTTTATTACGGCGCTACTCAAATCGAGCAACGTGGCCGCGGCCTGTCGCAAGGCGAAAATCAGCCGGTCGTATGCCTATGCACAGAAAAATCTTGACGCAGAGTTCAGGGACGCCTGGGATGAGGCGCTAGACATGGCGCTAGATGACGCCGAATCGGAAGCATGGCGCCGTGACAAAGGTTGACACCGGCGATTATGCCGTGACCTTTGACGTAGACACCGCCGGCACATGGTGGTGTGGATTCTACAGTACCGGCACAGGCAAGGCGGCGTCCGACGATTA